ACCTACATATGTCCACGAAGATTAACTGTGGTTTATATAAGTTTTTAATAGTAGTTATAAATGACACTAGTTCCAGAGCTTGAGGCTAAACTAACACTGCAACGAATGTACAAGGAGAGTAAAAACTATGTTTTGAGATATGATGCCGAGTATCGCAAGCTATCTGCAGAACCATATTTTAGCGACAGGCAGTATCAAATTGTTAATAAGAGACTTACTTATCTTAAAAATATGATCATTATTCATAAAAAAAGACTATTTCAAGTTGCAAACGAGCTCAAATCAAGACAACTATTTTTGCGTTAAAACGGATTTTTATTTTACAGAAGGTAGAGTGTCAGAGCTTCAAGATGGAAGCCAAGAATGCTGCAAAGCGCGCGTGTGAAGCGTACTGCTCGTGGCAGATTTCGTCGTTTGTTCGGCACGTTATCGACATGGTCGACGACCGGCACCGGAATGCGATGCGGCAGATTGCCCACGAGATCAAGTACGGGGCGGACGACGACTGCGAGTCGTATTACACCGGGACGAACGAGTGCAACTGCAGCCAGCCCTATAAGTGCTGGTACTGCACGGGGTATGACCCGAATCCGATGAACGACGACGGCGAGCCGTCGTTCACCTGCGATTGCAACCGTTGCGACGGCTGCTAAAGCCTCGGTGTGCCACGATTTTTCTATATTGAAAATGGATATTTTTAATATAGAAAACTCATTTAATAAGACCGTATACTCCAACAAGATGCCTGCGCCCCAAAAGAAGGTGCTCACACAGAAGGAAAAGGATGCGGAAGCCGCCCAGCTAGTGGCGGCGCGAAAGGCCGTTGCAGACAAGCAGCGGGAAATCAAGAAGAAGCAGGCGGAACTCGACGCCAAGAAGGCAGCTGCTGCGGCGGCGGGACACGTCAACGTGAACGCGCCAAACCAGGCCAAGCGGCTGGAGGCTAGTGCAGCTGCGAAGCAGAACGCCTCAATGGCGGCCGGTGAACTGGCTGTCAGCATGGCTGTTGCCGGTATCCGTTAGACATGGTCTGTGGATGCACCTGTTTTTTCGCTTAAAAATGGACTTTATCATTAAAAAGTATTTTTATATGGAAAATGTTCGTATCTGCAGATGGTTCTGTTTGGAAGCAGATGCCAGCAAGCCGACTTGCTTCAGTCGAAATCTGGAAGGGTAACCGCATTATGGACGAAACTCATGCTCTTAGAATTTGTCAATCCCTAACATCAATTACAGATCTGACACTTAATCCATACCGTATCGTAATCCTTGAAGATGAAGGTGATATATACCGATACATTATAGATGGTCAGCATCGTGTTAGTCTTCTGAAAAAACACTTTGCAAATCCTGAAGCTGAAGACTTTAATGTGGTCGTTATCGAGAAGAAGTGTCAGGACGAAAGTGAAATAATTGAGTATTTCAAGATTATTAATACTACTAAGGCTATGCACTGGCGCGAAGATCCAGTTCTTGCAGCCAATAAATACATTGAACCATTTATAAAAGAATTTAACGTTAATCCAAAAAAACCAGTTATTCGCCCTGGAAAAGTTAATAGACCATACCTTTCCATTGACAGGCTTCGCGATGTCCTTATTTCGAAGAATGTAATTGACTGGCGCACAACTCCACTAGAATTTGTTGCTCGTTGCCGAGAAATTAATGATCAACACCTTATTGATCTTGATATATCAAATCTAACAAACAAGCGCGCTCAGCAAATTGGCTTTGCCCTTGGTATGCTTGATTTCCAGTTCATTTAAACAAAGTAATACGTCTCGGTGCATAATAAATACTACCCGATTTAAATACTAACTATAAACTCCCAACGGAGATAGTCGCAAATTTTTTTCCATATTTGATCGTGGCTAATTAGACGATCACGGGATTTGAGGAGAGGGAAATAGACTTTGTATTCGTCGAGCTCCAGAAGTTCAAAAAATTTGTAAAGAATGTAGGAGTACGAGAGGAAGTTTGTTCTGTCGTTTGGGCAATAGAGGAGGAAAGGGGCTTGAATGTCTTGGAACATAGCCCGGATCTTTTCTTCGATCTCTGGTGTAATAGTTGGTGGGGGATTTCCGTTAAGTCGTGATACGATGTGGGCGGCATGTTCGTAATACTTACTTCTATTCAACTTCTTTAAAATCTCACGAATATCCTTCTCACACAGTTCTGCAATATTTTGTATGCGCCGTTTCTTAATTTCGCATACAACTTCATTCATTACTTCATCTGGAATAATAGTAGATTCCTTTGCCTGAAACTGGTTTAGAATCTCATTAAGGTGATTAATCTTTTTGTATGCATAGTTATTACGTTCCTTTGGAGGATCTCTAAAACTTGGAAAATCTGAAACAACCATCATATATTCCTCAGAACCACAGTTAGGACAAACAAGAATACCTTCCGCGGAAACCTCTTCGCGTGCAACATTGCATTGATTGCAATGTTCTGTTTCACAGTTTGATTCTATAACATCATAACCATTTGAAAGCTTCATACGATTAACATACTCATCAAACATCTGTTTCTTAGAAAGCCCAGAATCTTCGGGAGGTAGTGTGGATGTCAGATATTTTAAAAAAGTATTATTATCGGACGGATTTGAAACTATTGACTGATTGCGATCAGTTTGTTTGTAATATTGAAGCATAATATCTGCATTTTTTAAGAAATATTCATCAATCGGATTTGCATTTTTTACCTCAGTTTGAAGATTACGTAGCTTATCATAACTTCGAGAAAGTTCAAGAATGTCATTTGATGTTTCCAGCTTTCTAGTTAATTCTTCTGTTTCCTTAAGATTTCTTCGAATTTCTACTTGCTTTTTCTCTGAATCGCGAAGGCTTCCAAGAACAGTCTGGTGAACTGAATCTAGAGTTCCGCCGAGTTGATCTTGTTTCGTTCCTTCTCTACCTTTTTTAATTCTAAACATCCCATCTGCCATTTAGGTTTGTTTCGATGAGGGTGTTAAAATAGATTCAAAAATACAAGCCCAGATAATGCAACGAGAGTTGGCACTGTAAAATCAACTCGATTTCTAAACGACTCTTTGGCAGGCGGTTTGCATTGTGAAACGTCTACCTGCTTGCAGAGATCTGGATTAAAATCTGGTGTTAATTTCGTGTTAAGAAACCGAGATTCAGATGTAGAAGTAGTAGCACACGTATAACATTCACATGAAGGAGTAGAATCTGCCGCTAGAGATCTAAATAGAGATACAGGACTTAATCCAGCGATGTCTCCAATCATTCCAGGAACAAGACCATTAAAATCTGACGCTATACCTGAGAAGTTCTTTTTCATTGAATCTGGAAGATCAGCAGCTGCATCTGGAACATTATTTATATAATTATATCTTGATTGTGTAGAACCATCTGGTGCAACACAGGAGCCACCAGTGTTTACAAAATAACGATCTCCAAGTGCTGGTCCAGAAATCATATATTTAACATACTGCGTTATACCCTGTGTATTTCTACCAAGCTGTGCCATCGTTCCTTCATTACCAACACCTAATTCACTTGGACCTTGAATGTGATCTGCATAGCTGTATGAAGGGCCGAGAACATCTGCTGATTCATCTCCGTTTGCAACCTTATCCCACAATGGATTATCTCCAAGGGATGCCATTACATTATAGTCTTATTTTTAGTGAATGCGTACACCTGTTTTCTGAATGATGGATTCGTAAGTGCACATGGTCGTTGAGAAATAATTGATGCTTCTACCGTTTCTATCTTATATCCAAAAACATCACATACGTAGAGCAATGCAAGGAACGCACTTCTATTTATTCCACACTGACAATGAACAAAAACACGTATACAGTCATCTTCTTGTAGAAATGTTTTAAGTGCCCTTCTGAACTCTGGGTACCATTCTGTAATATCATGATCTATTGTATCAAATGCTCCGATGCAATAGTATTGTCTCGGAAATGAGTTTTTCCACCACGATGGACACATTTCATCCTCTGCACAGTTTATTACATGTGTAATCTGATTGTCTCGTGCAAATTTCTGTGTAAGCATTTCACCAGCTCCGATAATAATCATTGGATGAATTCTAGCAGGAGAATCCCGTTGATATCCTCTTGATAGACCTCTATTCGGCGGCTCCATATACTTGATATTTAGACTAGTACTGACTTAAAACAACGTGTGCAACAGTGTTGTTAGAACATATGAAATGATGACAGCTACACCACCAAGAATTCCTGCTCCGGTGTATGAAACTACACCTCCAGTGGTATATGTGTTAGGTATGTATTGCAAAATAAGATTTCTGGGAACTGGCAGCGAAATAATAACAGCTGCAAGAAAGTATGAGAGATAGGTCAGGAGACCTCTGAATGACATTCTCATCATCGAAAATTGATGAGAGTAATCGGGCGGAGACTGTTTTGTCTGTGGAGCGATGAATGGGTCACCGCCCGTCACCATGGGAGCGAACGCTGGCGACTGGACTGGTCCGCTTCCTAGGAGGTCGCTCAGATCTGTAGAATCCATATTTATTTAGAGGAGAGTATTTCACACATGGAATCCTCTACGCGATAAGTATAACATTTTCCATTCGATTTAACAGACCTGTTATCTAGTTCTGATGGATGAACTGCAAGCGTTTTCTCACTCAACACTGGACGATGAAATAGCATTATCATGAGACCTATTCCAATTAAAAATGAAAAAAAGAACTCCGATCTTGGATTATTCAATATTTCAGTTATCATCTTGCTATTACATTGAGAGAAACTGATTCACCCGAACATGGAACTTCAGTAGACTTTATTGTAACACATCCTGTTTTTGTTCTAAAGCTGCCAGTGTCGTTCGGGGTTGGAAGACTTGGAATTTCACGCTTCGGAGGATCAAATACAGAAACAATAATGAGTCCAGTTACCATCCCTGCAAATAACCACGGAAGTGTTATCATTTGATATGAATAACACATTTACTTCATGGCTTTCCCTCCCTCGTATTT